CGAGGACCTTGCCGCCCGTGCCGTCGGGCAAGTAGATCTCGTCGAACTCCGTGATAGGCACGGGGGTCGTGAACGTGAGGACCGCCTTACTGACGCCCAGCGCGCCGCTGAACGTCCTGAACTGTCGCTGCTTCATTTCCACGACTGCGTCGCGTGTCACGACCTTGAAGGCTGCGTCACCCACGCCGCCGTCACCCGTGAACATCTTGTGCTTGAGGCCTACGGCCTGCATGCCCAGCGACTTGGTCACGCTGTCGATGATAGAGACGCCCGTGCTGAGAATGGTCACTCCATCACCTCCAGTTCAAACTTCGCCGAACCTTCAATGGTCTCGTGGGTATACCACGACGGCACGAGCAGGTAGCTGACGACGTCGGGGATCACCTTCGTGACCACGACACCGTCGGAACCTGCAAACGACACCGATACAGAGCCCGCCTTGACGTTCGTGATGCCCTGCACGGCTGCCGTGTTGTCAAGGCTGCGGTCCGCGATAGCCAGTTGCCCAGCGAACTCCGCTGTCGCCTCCTTGAGTGACGGAGGTATCACGTCGTCGGGTATCGGCGCACCGTTGCGATTCAACATACCCACGCGAGGCCAACAGAGCGCCTGCGTCGTGGGCGACGTCGCAGCGCCCGTCCACATGGGCCCCACGATGTATTGCGACGTCCCATCCTTGGCGACGACACGGGACCGCACACCTGAGAACATCGCGTCGATCAGACGCGTGGCCTGGATCAGGTTTGCCTCCTGATTTGGTGCTGATTCCCACGCGGGCGACGGCGACCGCATCGCGTAGTAGGCCTGAGCCTCGTCCAGCGTGAGGTAGCTGTTAGCGGTCGGAGCGCCAGGCGTAGAGTCCAGTGACATCACATTACCTCAGTTGTGCGTCGACAACGTCCATCCGCTTGCCGTTGATCTCGATGCGCACGGGCCCCATGCGCAGGTCCTTGGGCACGGTGCCCTTGACCGTGTCACCGCGCCAGCAGGTCAGCTCGACGACGCGCCCGTTCAGCGTGACGATACCAGGCTCGCCCGACGTGTCGAACTCCCCATACATCGCGAAGGGCAGTCCCGGCGAGCCTGCGAAGTCGTCGATCCTGTTGTCCTTCGGCTCCGCGGGCGCATACCCTGCAGCGGCGTTCGCTGCCTGACCCTGCGCCTTGGCTGCCGTATCTTCAGCACGTGTCGCGCGCTCGTTGGCTTCCTTGGCCTGTTGCGAGGCTGTCGCCAGTCGTGCGCGTATGTCTTCGAGGTCCGCTTTTGTGATGCGGACTTCACCTGCTTCGAGGTCGTCTGCTTTCTTGATGTCTGGCATGTCCTACTCCCTCTGACCGAGTCTGAAATGGGGCCCGGACAGACGGTCTGCCCGGGCCATGGGACCTACTTCTTGTCCTTGGGCAGGTCGAGCTTGTTCTCGCCGCCAGGGATCTTGCCTTCGTCGTCGCCCTTGTGCTCGCGACGACCCTCGTGTGCGGGCAGCGACGGGTCGCTGATACCACGCCCGAGTGCGATGCGCGACGGGTCATCCGTTGCGCCGAACGTGCCCGCACCGGAAATCGTCCCGATGCAGATGCCCGAGTTGCCGTCCATGTCGGAGCGCACGCGGGGCACCATGATGCCCATGACGACGTTGTGAACCTTGAAACCGTTCAGCGAGGTCCACGGAATGACCGTCGGACGCTGTCCGTCCACGATCTCGATGACGTCAGACGTCATCTGAACGAGGGCGACTTTGTTCGCGGGCATCATGTCGGTGGGACGGATGCGGAGGTTGCGGCTGCCGACGTTGATTTCCAGCAGGCGCTGGTAGATCGAGTCGTTGCCGTTGGCCTTGAAGTCCATGTTCAGCGGGATGCTGACAGACGGCGGAACATACAGGTTGTAAGGCCCGTATTTCTTGTCGTTCTGCAGCTTCGTGATCATGGCCAGGATCTCCTGCTGGACCACAGTGCCGTTGGGCGCAGCACCCGTCCATGCGGAGATCGTGAGGACCTGCTGGTTCGCGTTGGGCGCGTTCAGCAGTCCGGGGGCGTTGTAGCCCGTGACAACGAGGTCCTGCCCGTCGAGGGTTGTCGTGCCGTTGATAGCGGCGTCCTCGATAGCTTCGTTGACGGCGCGCGTGCACGCCTCGATCAGCGTCGTGTCGAGCGGCGTGCCCATACGCTGCGACACTTTCAGCGTGCGGATGTCCAGGTCGAAGCCGTCCATCGTGAGGTAGATGGGCAGACGGGCCGGGAGCATCTGGGGCAGCTTGTTCTCGTAGCGGGACGACGGCGTCATCGTCCGATACGCGGCGCCCACGCGTCCCGTCTTCTGCCACTCGAGGAGCGTGACAGACAACGGATCAGGCAGGTTGTAGGTGAGGCCCTCGGACAGGAGGTCAGCGACGAACGTGAGTCGCTGCAGCCCGACCTTGATCACCGCGCGGTCCATCGCGATGTTGGCCTTGTCGATCATGGGCGTCAGGGCGCGGAAGCCCTGTGCCCTGAGCGACGGCACGTCGAAGTCGCCGCCCTGCTCCAGTGCACGCAGAACGGAGTCCGCAAGCGGGCTGGCATCGCTCGCTGCGGTGAAACGCATGACATCGAAGCGCATTACAGCACCTCCACTCGGATGCGCGCGTCCCCGGGACCCGCGGTGTTGTTGACAGCTTCGAGCGCGCGGAAGGCCTGTGCAGTGCCAGCGCCAGCAACGAGCTTGCCGTTACCTGCGCTCTGGAGGGTTGCGCCGAACGCGACAGTCGCGCCCGAAGCGATGAGTGCCCACACCGTGCCGCCCTTGCCCACAGTGCTGGCTTCGACCAGGTCGTTGATGTTGTAGACGTCATCGACGCCCTTGTTCATCATCGCCTGGTCAGTCGCGAAGGTCGAACCCGGGCCGCCCGCAGTCGCCGCCTTCTTCCAGCGGTTGACGCCTGTGGTCGAGTCCAGCTCGATCAGCATGCCAGGAGTAATAACCTCCTTGGCTGCGATGGTGTTCTCCTCGACGCGCGGGCCGCCGAGAAACACCGTGTTCGGTGGATAGTGCGTGATCGCCATCTACTTGTTCTCCTGTCTCGTGTGAAAGTGTTGCGTGCCGGCTGCGCCGGCGTGTCGACGTCGACGCGCGCCTACTTGCCCTGCAGTGCCTTGATGCCCTCCGCATACGGATCGGGCGGTGCGAACTCCGTCTTGCTGTCCTTCTGCGACGCGAAGCGCGGCGTGCCCCGACCCGAGTAGTCGACCACGGGCGCTTCGACCTTCAGCAACGTCGTGAGCTTCTCCAGCTCCGCGACGGGCTTGGCACGCAGCTCCTCTTCGCTGTAGGCAGTCTGCGCCGTCTTGAGCGTCTCGACGAGCCCGTCGACCTTGGCCTTGGCTGTCGCCTTGCTGTCGGCGACGACGTCGCGGATCGACTGCGGCGCCGCCGCGAGGAAGCCCTCTTCCGTCTTCAGCGTCTCCGCTGCGGTCTCGAGCGCCTTGATGCGACCCTCTGCGGTCTTGAGCGCGTCGCCGTCAGCGGCCGCCTTGTCAGCGACCTTCTTGGCTTCCACGACAGCCGCCTCAGCCTGGTCGAGTTCCTCGTCCGTCAGCTCGTCCAGGACTGCGATACTCCGGACCGTGCTGTGCGGGTTTGCGGCCAGCGCCGCGATACGCTGCTTTCTTTCCATTTCAGTTCCCTCCGCCGCGTTCGCGGCATGATCATGGGTGCATTCGTGACACGTGCCTCCGCACCCGCAGGCGGCACGCAATTCCGGCTCCTCTGACTGCTCTGCATTCCGACGACGACGCCCGGGCTTCAGCTTCTTCAGGAAGTCCATTGCGGCGCTCTCTGCTGCGAGCGCCTCCTTCCTGCGCTGCGCCTGCTGCTCGGGCGTGCCCTTCAGGCGCTTCTGCAAGACGTTGTTCGCTGCAGCGCGCACGTGTATCGCTGCCTTGTATTCGTGGGTGCCCTCTTCGTGTGCGTCCAGGGCTTCCGACGCCTTGCTGCGGACCCCTTTCAGCGTGTCGTCGTCGTGCTCTGCGAACTGCGTCTCGAGCTTGTCCTGGGCCTCATATGGGTCCTCGTTAGCCTTGATCGTTTTCAGCATCGAGGCGTGCGCGTCGCCATACTGATTGCCGTGGAAGTCGTGCCCGGGTTTGTCGCCAGCCGCGCGGAACTCCGCGTCAGCCTGCTCGGTCGTGTAACCCACGGGGCTGTGAAACGTCGTGACCTTGGACCTACCCCTCGACCCTTCGTTGACGTCCCAGC